TGACCTCAATGATTTTAAAAATTACTGCGGCACTTGGCGCGTTGGCGGTAGCGGTAACGGTCGTGTCGTTTGCGATTGGCATTTACAGTAAAGGGATGTTAATTGCAAATTCGATTACTACTGCATGGATTGCGATTAAGAACACTGAGCTGATTGTAACAGGTCGTGTGGCGTTGGCATATTTGCAGATGGGATTGATGGCGGCGTGGGTTACGGTTAAGACTGCGCTGTGGACGGCTGCTCAAACGGTACTGAATTTTATTCTGTCAGCGAATCCGATTGGATTGGTTGTGATTGCGATTGCTGCGTTGATTGCTGCGGTTATTTGGATTACTCAAAAAACAACGGGCTGGTCGGAGACATGGGATTCAGCGATGAAGTTCATGACCGCTGTAATTGATTTCTTTGTGGCATCGGTTAAAATTTATTTCTTGGGTATTCAGCACTCGTTTATGACGATGGTCGATGCTATTGTAATGGGCTGGAAATGGGCCATGAACGCGATCGGTGTGTTGTCGGATGAGCAGTATGCAAAGGATAAGGCACGGATTAAAGGCGAATCAGACGCGAGATTGGCAGCAATTAAGGCACAAGTAGGAGTTGCGAAAACGGCAGCGGGTGAAATGTCTAAGGGTATTGATTTTCAGGTTAAGATGAAATCGTCGGAACCTGAATCTGCGACTCCTGCGATGAGTCCGAAAAAGGCGGAGCAAGAAAGTTTTATGGAAAATTTTGCAGGTAGTTTGAAATCATCTGTGGATATTAACTTAAACGATCCTAAATTAGCGGGTGCATCGAATTCACCTAACGTGAACGTAAACACAAGTAAATCATCAGGAGGCTGGGGATCCTAAATTATGATAACAATACCAACACTGGCTGAGTTAAGAACTCAGATAAAGGCGGATTTAGAAACTAATTTACAGGTTACGATACCTGTATTTGGTAAGGCTATTTTATGGGCGCTTACATTGGTTCAGGCTGCTAAACTGAAATTGATTTACTTGGCCATTGGTCTGACTCAGAAGAATATTTTTATCGACACAGCTGATCCTGCGAGCATGGGCGGAACACTCGAGCGTTTCGGGATTGTAAAGTTAGGCCGCCCTCCATTTCCTGCCGTTGCTGGTCAGTATGTGGTTGAGGTGACGGGGCAAGTTGGAGCGGTAATAAATATTCCGTTGACGTTTAAGTCAAACGACACGTCATTGAATCCTGGCAGAATTTATCAGCTCGATTCGCCGTACACGTTGACTGGCACGACCGGACAAATTACGTTGAGGGCGCTCGAGGCGGGCACGGGAAGTAAATTGCAGATTGGCGATCAGCTGACTGCTACGTCTCCGATTGCGTTGGTGAATTCGATTGTGACGGTATTGTCTGAATCTGTTCAGCCGTTGGAGCCTGAGAATATTGAGGACTACCGAGAAAAAGGAATTTTGGCGTATCAGTTAGAGCCACAAGGCGGTGCTGGTAGCGATTATATTATTTGGGCAAACGACGCGCAAGGGGTTGAGAGATCGTATCCGTACGCGAGAAGCGGTTATACTAGCGAGGTAAATTTATTTATCGAGGCTACGTTGGCGGATTCGACTGACGGGAAAGGAACGCCAGGCGCTGCGATTTTAGCGGATGTTGAGGATGTTGTAAATTTCGATCCTGACACTACCAAGCCGTTAACTGAACGGGGGCGCAGACCATTGGGGATGATTGTAAATTATCTGCCCGTTACGGTTCAAAATGTCGATATTATAATTACCAATTATCAGGGATTGACACCTGCGATTGAGGCGTTGATATTAAATGCGTTGACTGCGGACTTGCGGAATGTTCGTCCGTTCGTTGCATCGGCAAATGTATTGGCGAATAAGAACGATATTATATCGGTGCCGAGACTGTCGTTTTTTGTGCAGGTGGCAGTTCCTCAGAGCGTTTACGACACGTTAGAATTTACTATTGAAGGTCAGCCTGTGAGCGGTGGGTATGTGTTCCAGAATGGGGATATTCCGTATTTGAACAGTATAACTTATGTGTAATGGGGCTGATTGAGGATAAGTTTTTACAGCTTACGAAACAATTATACCCGCGCGGGCGTGCATGGAAACTGTTTCAAAACAGTTGGTTTGAGCGTTTACACATTGGGTTGGCTGAATCGGAGGCGCGCGCGTACAGAGATTCTGTTGCGATACTGAATTCGATATTACCGGATAACGACGGTTTCACTGCGGCAGATGCCACGGATTGGGAGCGTCGATTAGGGCTGATAAATAATCCATTGGTTCCGTTAGCGGATCGGAAATTAGCGATTCTGCGTAAGATGAATCATCCTGGAACGATCAAGGCACGGCAGCACTATTTGTATATTCAGGGCCAATTGCAAGCTGCGGGGTTTGACGTTTATGTGTACGAGAACTTCGGCGGTGAATTGCCTGCTGATTTTATTGTGATACCTGAGATTGAGGCGTTAGATCAAGCGAGTTTAGATGAGTTTAATTTGGGCGATGCGACAACGGTTTATCCTGAATTGTTTGGCGTTCCGAATTTGGATGAGTTTAATTTGGATGAGTTTAATTTGGATGAGGAAGTTTATCTGAATAAGATCGTGAATAGTATCCCGACGGAGGCAGATTCGTATTTTAATATTGGACAGACCGCGAGGGCTACGTTTTTTATCGGTGGGTTTCCGCAGGGGACGTTTGCGAACGTGCCGTTAATTCGCCGAGATGAGTTTAGAAAATTAATACTAACTTTGAAACCCGTACAAAATGTGGGGTACTTACTAATAAATTACACAACATGAGACCGATAACATCACTCCCGAACACCGAAGCACCAGACGCAACGTATCCAGGTGGAAGATTAAAAAACACTGTGGGGGCGAACGCAGGAACACGCGTAAACGAATCTATGGTTGGCGATTGGGCGCAGTTTTTTTACAAACTAATGACTGAGGCGGGTGTGACACCGAACGGATTGCCTGATAATGAGTATTCAGGATTTCAGTTGATGACTGCGTTGGTTAAGATATTTGGCGGTATGCGTCGAATCGTTTACGAGATCGGCTCGTGGAACATGGATGCAGATGCGTCTAAGATAGTATCGACCGATGTGGTGTTTAGTAAGGTTCGCGGTATCTCGTTTATAATTATTAACGATGCTGGAGATGCGATATATCCAAACGGATTAACTCAAACGGCGTTTACTCCTGAGTTGCAGGCTGCGGCTGGCGGGACAAATACGGGAGGTGAATTATCTATTTTAATGAGCCGGACTGCTAGTGGTTTTTTTGATGATACAGATTTCAACGACACTGGCGTGAATCGCGGATACGTGATCGTGGAGTTTGCCGTTGATGATTATTGATTTATCACGTAACTGATTGTAATCACACGTAAAAAATGCAGATCGATATCAACACCGCTGCGGCTGTCGTGTTTAGCGACATACTAGATAGGATTGGAAAGTCTGCTCTGCCGAACGCGGTGCGTGAAACGCTGTCCAAAACGGCGTTGGATGTCAAACAGAAAACGATGCCGAAAACTGCTGAGGTAGAATTCACGAATCGTAAAAAGAACTTTTTTAAGGCAAATTCAGTAGTTGATTTCGCCAAGGGTAAGGACATAAACTCGATGCGTTCCACTGTTGGGTTTAACTCGCAGAAACTTACGGGCGGTAATAATTTTGCCGTTAAAGATTTGGAGCAACAGGAGTATGGCGGAATGATTGATGGTAAATCGTTTATTCCATTGGATCCGGCACGTGTCGGTAAATCATACAGTAAATCTGTTCGGGCAAATGCAAGGATTTCGAAACTGAAATTTATCAACGCTCGGAATCAGAAAGGAACGAGTAAGGAGCAGAAGTTTATCAACGCTGTTTTCAAGGCGGGTGTAGGCGGTAATGTTTTAGGATCTACCAAGAAAGGCGAGAATATAGTTTGGAAGGTTCAGCGGATTAATAAGGCTGGCAAGCCTACGTTGATTCCATTGTACGATTACAGAAAGTCGAGAAAGATCAAAGTCAGAAAAACAAATTTCATGGAAAAATCCGCCATTATTTCTCAGAAAAAAATGGACGAAATTTATGTTATCGAGGCAAAAAAACAAATTGACCATTACCTTGGAATCCTAATGAAATAACCACGCACGAACACAAATAAGCATGAGCTGGGAAGATCAAATAAAACAGAACTTTATAATTACCTGCGGTGACGGGCAAAGATTCCAACCGTTGTGGGATGATAAGGCTGTTGTTAAGGACGTGGAATATAATTTATCCGAGTTCAATTTTCCTAACGTCGAGGGTACGTTTGTCGATCGCAGATTAGCGAAAGGATCCCGTTACGCGATGAATATCGTATTTCAGGGCGCAGAGCACTTGGCTGAATCGGCACGGTTTGAGCAGTCCGCAAAAGATCGTCGGCCGTGGGTTATCGATCATCCGAAATACGGTCGATTCACGGCACAGCCAGCATCGTTAAATTTTGATGATACGTCGCTGAATTACACGAAAATTACGGGCACGCTGTTGGAGACAATACTTCGCGGACTGCCAACGGTTACGATAAGCCCAGTGGATCAGATCGAGGAATTGAAATCAATTTCGTTTAATTCTGGTGCGTTGCTGTTTTCGTCTGAGCCTCCGATTCCGCAGAATATGGCTGTGGCAAATGCCTCGTTTTATTCAGCGGGAATTAATTCGGGTGCGCCACAGATTCAAACCGAGGCGTATTTCAATTTATTTAACGATGCAAATTCGGCGATACTCAATGCAACAGCTCAGCCATTGGCGGCAATTACAGCATTACAGGCTGTGATCGGTGCGCCTGCTCAGTTTACGATTGCTGTTCGTCAGCGTTTGCAGATCCTTGTGAATCAATTTGCGGGACTGATCGGAACGTTGGGAAACATCTCATCGCAGGCTGGCAAGTTGCAATTTGAAACAACTACTGGCACGGTGCTATCCTCGATGTGTAGCGCAGCATCTACTCCGCTGCCAAATGATTACGTGAATATGGTCGATGTATTGGATGTGGTTCAGATCATATTAAATGCACAGACATCGTTTATTAACGCACTCGATTCGTTGCAGACCGATAACGGAGGGAATACGGACAGTTACGTGCCAGGATTACAATTCGTGACGGACGTTACTGATTTGGTGAATTTCACTGTTTCGGAACTGTTTGAGATTGCAATTGGGGCGCAGCAGGAGCGGTCGATATTCTGCGAGTCTGACACAAATGTTATTTTGTTGGCGCACAGATTTTACGGATTGGATCAGCAGGACGCGAACATTCAGCGAGTGATGAATAATAACTCGATTGGATTATCTGAGATATTGGATATTCGAAAGGGGAGAAAAATACTGTATTACGTATGATCCTGAAAATTGGCACCCAGCAGATAACAGATTTTAACGAGGTGAATGTGGAGTTAAAATACGACTCTGTGGCATCTACGTTTTCGTTTCAGTACCGTTACGATGGCGCTGATCCGTTACTGAATTTGTTAAATTCTCCTGCGTCGTATGCGGATTGTACAATTGAATACGTGAATCCTGAAACGGGCGCGAAGGAATTGCTGATTACGGGCACGGTGTTAAACCACGGTTTCGATGACACGCCAGCTGCAGGGCTGAATGGTATTTCAGGATATTCCAAAACGGGTGTGCTGGAGGACTGTAATATTCCCGTGTCGTTGTACCCGTTGCAGTCTGATGGGAAATCGCTTAGGCAGATTGTCGAGAAGTTGATCAGACCGTTTGGGATTTCGTTGATTGTTTCGGAGGATGTTTCCGCTCGTGCGAGTTCTGTAATCGATGTATCGACAGCCGAGCCATCGGATACGATAAAAGGATATTTGGCAAAAATTGCAAATCAGAAAAATATACTGTTGTCGCACGACGCGAACGGTAATTTGCTGCTAACGAAATCGAGACCGAACGCAACACCGAAATATAATTTTGGACGGCAGATTCCGATTACGTCCGCGGCACTTACGTTTGATGGTCAGCAGATGCACTCGGAAATAACGGTTATTAAACAGGCTGATTCTGGAGGAGGTAACGCTGGGCAGTCGACCGTTAAAAACCCGTATGTCTCCAAGTTTCGGCCATCGGTAAAAATTCAATCATCGGGTGACGATAACAGCACGAGTTTCGCTGCGAAATCTGCATTAGCGAATGAGCTGAGAGCGATATCGTTAACGATTGATGTTGATACGTGGACTGATAACGATGGACTTATTTGGAGACCGAATACGGTTATTACAATTCAGAATAGCGAAATTGCACTAAATA